CTATAGGATTGACCATACCACAAACAGTACATTTACGCACTTTACGGATTTGCCAATCTTCATCCCAGCTGATTACTTGTCTGCTGCTCTCAGCATACATGAATCTACCTATTACACCTTTTTCATTACGATAATAATAGGAAATTACTCTTGCAGAAGTACCTCCTGGCGTATCAGGTATTATCAATCTATTGTACAAATCAAAAATACGGGATAGACTTATTTCTTCTCGCTGAAAAATATAATTCATTTGACGATAATCTTTACATCCAGGCTCAGGAACGACCTGGTCTGCCAAAAGTACTTCTACTTTTAGGTCACCACTACGTCCATAAGTACTGTCAAGACTATCCCATCCAATCTTATACCAACTTGTACCATCTATATATGTTGCACGTTCGCTTCTGTCGTTCTCTTGTTCAGTTAACATTCTATCCATCTCAAACTTAAGATAATTTTCTGTTATATCTACGAGGTCTATGTCCTCTTTACACCTAGGTGTAATATGAGGCATGGGTATAGTATTGTCAATTTTGCTTTCTATGAGCTCATAAATCATTTTACGAAGTTGTTTAGATTTACGTTTGCTCTCGTTACCTGTATTTTTATCGAGTGCATTTAATGTACCAAGATAAGCTTTACGCCACTTAGCTAGATTACTTGGTTTTACATATTCAATACCTTCTTGAACACTTTTTGCTATAGAATAAAGAGCAGCCACTTTTGTGACCATCTCGTTTTCTTTTTGAGTATTTTCATATCTTGCCCCAATTTGTTGTTGGAGATACAAGTCTATCCTGTCCACATTTGCCTCCATTATTTTATTATATATCAAATATTTATAAATTATACACTATCTATCTCGCCATTCCTCAGGAGCTCCGTAAGTTTGTATGAACTTTTCTTGCTCAAGAGGCGACATTTGCTCAAAATCTTCCCACATATCTGGATACCAATGAGTATAGCGTATAAATCTGCGCTCGACAGTAGGTGCCTCACCCATAATTAATTTTATAAGTCGTATAGTACCCTGAGAATCTTCGTCCACCATGTCATCATGCTTGCCGTAAGGGAAAGATTTATGTTGTTGTATGACTTTCTCACGGGCGGTCATATCAGTTTCGATGTACCAGTCTACATCACTCTCGTCAAGGTCTGCAGCTATATAATAATTGCCAGATGCTACAAAAGGTGCTATAGCTTGTGCTCTTGCCACTTTACCACCCATAGGATTCACCGTGACGACAGGTGGAATATTCTCCATATATCGTAGAGCATCTGCTATAGCTGGACCATTTGCTTTATCTTCTATTACAAGCTCATCTATCTCAGGAAACTCTCTGCAAAACCATTTTATCTTTTCTACTGTATCTGTAAATTGTAGACGTTTATTTACTTGATGATACAAGTAAATACCACCTTGATAGATACCTCTAAGGCCCATGGCAACAAAGTCATTTTTCTCGCCACCCTTAAATGCTGCGTCGACAGATAATTGCAGATACTCAAATTTCTTGCGTCTATTTATCTCGTCAGGAGTTAGTTTAGGTCTATCTCTCTCAAGTACAAACTCATTTTTATAAAACGACTTGTACCAAGTAGAGTCGAATATATTACCAGTCGATGATGTAGGTCTGCCCTGATACAAGGAATTCCAAACTCGCTCGCCCTCAGCAGCAAGTACAATCTTTTTCTTACTACGTAACCACTCGTTTGTGTTAGCAATCTTCTGAGGTAGTTCCGGGTCACCAAGATGCGGACCCATAAGAGAGTCACCAATTTTACGACCTAACGGGTCCGGCCCAAGTTTCGCCGCCTCCTCATCATACTCGCAAGGTAGATTAATATCACGCCATATAAACTCGCTCCAGTTATCTTTTATAAATCCTACGACGTCGTTCTCGACCCACCTAGTCTGAATGACGATAAGTTTACCACCCGGATAAATACGAGATTGCACCGACGGACCCATCTCAGCATGTATTTTCTTAATTATTATTTCTGACCCAGCCTCAGCGGCATTCTTAATAGGGTCGTCTATTATAAATAGCTCAGCGCCGTAACCAGTAATACCTGCGTCAAGACCAGCTGCACGACATTTACCGCCTGCCTCAGTCGCCCAGAGCTCAGCTCTTTGTAGACTTTTGTCAAGTTCTTGCTTAAATATAGCAGGTGCGAATTTATTAAATTTATCTCTACAAATTTTACTAAACCCCTCAGCAAATGTGCTCTGATACGAACATATAATTACTTCACCTTTAGGATTATTACCTAAAAACCACACAGGTAATGTCTCGGTCACCATATGTGATTTACCATGTCTTGGTGGAACAGACAACAAAAGAATGTCAAAGGCCTTGCCGGTTTTTACAGAAAGAAATTCTTGCACAGTTCGTGTTACATAATGGTGGAATTTTGTCATGCAAAAGCCTTCGTTTACAAAAGAAACGAAGGACGGGTAGTCTTTTATAAGCTGGCGGCGTTTTAATTCACCATGTATGCCTTCAAACATGCTCATTTTTTCCTTTTAGGCATTACACGAATATCTTTTACAGATAAGTTTTGTATTTTAGCCCTTCTTGTGTGGTCTGTATCTTTAAGCTCGATAGATTTTACTTCACCTGTATAAATTGATTTTACAAGAAGTACACCGGGTGTAACGAGGTCTTTCTTCATATGATTTCATCCTCTTTTTTCTTTGCTTTTTTGTATTCATCAAGAGCTTTCTGCATTACCAGAAGTTCTTCATCTGTGTATTGTTCAAGCGGATTGTTTACAGATATATTTTGTTTGGTCTCATCAATAGGTTTAGCACCCATACTATCACGACGGGCAACATATGCGGCAGCGTTATGCCTGGCATAATATTGTTGACATGCGTCCATCATTTCACCTTCTGTAGGTAGACGGTCTTGACCCATTGCTTGAAGTTCTTGTTTTAGATGTCTCCATACTGCGAGTTCAATTTGACTGGTTGTAGTTAGATTTCCATCTTTATCATACACTAAGATAGGTTCCATTGCAGGTTTTGCGTATCTGTTTATTATATGTTGTGCCCACATGCTTCTTGCATGTTTAGGATTTTTGAAAAGTGTTTCAAATTCACGTTGTTCACGAATCTGTTTATTTGTAAGCTCCATAAAACCTCTCCTATAAGTATACTATTATATTCTATAAAATTTTTATAATTTTTATACACTATTTTTATAGCGAAAGTGTATACTATGTGTTTTTAATATAATTCAAAACGTGTACACGCGTGCGCGTGTGCGTGCGTATATTATAATAATGATTCTATATTATAAGGCGTGTGCGTGCAGTAATGTAGTTGTGATTGCAGTAATTACTTAGTTTTCAACTGTAATTTTTAGTAATGTAGTTGCAGATGGATATGTTCCCTCTTCCAGAGATTAGGTGGTCATTCGATTTTCAATATGCTTCAAATCTATTTAAGATGAAAAGAAAAACTTAATAGAATCTATATATATATATATATATATATATATATATATATAAAATTGGAGGTGGATTATGTATATATCAAGACCTAACACTTCTCTAATTATCGACGATAGAGAAAAGTTGAATCGTCGAAAAATATTCGTCATTCTTAAATATAAAGACCTTGAATTGGAGGCCGAACACCAAAGGCTCAAAGAGTCTAGTTGTGATATGGTTTGCTCTAGATGTTCTAGAGTTGATTGTAAGAATAGATAAAAAAGGGAGGTTTACTATGAACAAAATAATCAAAAACCCTAACAACACTTATACCCTTGTGACCGAATCAGGGGAAACTTTCGTGTGCACTAGATGGTTTGAGAAGAAGACCAATGCTTGGCATGTCAAACTTCCAGCCAACAACCCGACTGGTCGCACCTACATCAGGGAGTCTCTGGTTGTCAATGGTGTCTACCAATTCGAGAACAAAACAACCCCACCTAGAGTCCTTGGTCCAATCGGAGGTTGGAGGGCCAGAATGACTCCTGAGGAGGCAAAGAAGGTGGCCGAAGCTGAAGCTCTCATTGAGTCCATCAAAAAGGCTGCCATGGCTAGAATGCCCAACTCAATCGAAGGCCTTGAGGCCAAAATCGCCCAACTTCTTGCTAAAAAGGCTCAACTTGAGGCCCAACTTAAGGCTAAATGAAGTAAGTCAATACCCTGAGGAGGGGTCGAAAGGCCCCTCCAAAATTACAATTTTTATATAGACTGGTCGTCGACTGGTCGTCGGCTAGTGGTCGTCGGCTGGTCGTCGATTGGTACAAAATTACATAGTTTTAGGGAGGCTATTATGACTAAAGAACAAATAGAAGCAATCGTAGCAACTCTTCCGGAACATGTCCGGGACTATACCAAGCTTGATGAACAAGGAAAAACCATACTTAGATTAGTCAAAAATGATGCCGGCGAGTGGTCGGATGTCACTTCGGATACTTTACTAGCTGAGAAATTAGAAAAGCTTAGGAAGGAACTTGTAGCTTTACAATTGTTGATGGCCAAACTTGAGACTGATATCGCTAAGGACGAGTAGTCATAAGCTGATATTTCTAGGGCCAATCATACAAGAAAACTATACCATTGTACCTTGAAAACTCAAAAATTATCACTTTTACAAGGAAAACTATACCATTATACCTTGAAAGCTCAAAAATTATCACTTTTACAAGGAAACTATACCATTATACCTTGAAAGCTGATATTTCTAAGGGCCAATC